TTTAAGTTCATGGTGAAGTCAATGGCACGGGGTGCGCCATCGCCAAAGAATTCCGTGCGGGTTTCTTGGATATTTTCAATCACAAAAAAACCGATAATCTCAAATGTTGCACCGTCAATCAGTGGGAAAGCGCCGCCGCTGTCTGCCATTAATTCCAACGCTTTAATGGAAAATCTGCCGCCCGTGATTTCGGGGATAAGTCGCCCGCCGATTGTCACGGTTTCGCTTTCCTTACCGGTGAATTGTGATTTCGGCATTGCACCCACAATCGCATTGGTTGGATGTCGCCACGTTGATGTGCGGTCTAAGCTTTGGAAAGGCACGGTTTGCCGTGTAAACACAAACATCCCAAGTGCGGCTAAAGCAAAGTTTTGAAACATGATTTATTCCTAAAGAAAAGTGCGGTCAAAAAATCCCGTGATTTCTGACCGCACTTGATGAATTAGCGAAAGAGAAATGCAATGCCGAAAATCACAAGCAACCAAAAGGCAATGGAAAGAATAAAGATTCCACGCCATACAATATGCCGTGGCATATTTAATACATAATCAATCATTTTCTGTTTCATTTCGTTCCCTTGCTTTTTCTCGCCATGTCATTAATTCGGCAAATGTCATTTGCTCAAAGGCTTGTGGTTGCCAATGGAAAATCAGTGCAATGTCCGCCATGGCATCTTCTACCGTGGCGGCAATCATTATTCGGTCTCTTCCGCTTCCGAATTCTTCCCTAAAAAACCGACAGCCACCGCCGCAAGCTCGGTGAAGTCAGCCACTTCCATTGTAGAAAAGTCGGATTTGTGCAACACAGGATTTGTCACGCGAGTGAGCAACACTTGCAATGCGTCCACGTCCATTTGCAACACGTCAAACATTTTCAAGCCTTTTAATGCCGGCACGGTGGGTTTGTTGACGGTGATTTCGGTGATTTTGTTTTCGCCACGCACAAGTGGATTGGTTAATGTGATCACTTTGCTGTTTTCGTTTTTCATTTTTTATACCTTTAAAAATGCCACGCTTTAAGCGTGGGGGAGTGATTTAATAAAAGCCCCTTGCGGGGCTAGGTGGTGATTAGATGCCAATCGCTGAACGGTGTTCTGCTAAGCGGTCAGTGCCGCCGACAATAAAGATTGAGTTGAGTAAATCAATCTCGACCAAATCTTTGCCGTTTTCGATGATTTTGTAATAGGTTAATGGCACGGTGTAGCTTTGTTCGGTGTCATCGCCTGATTTGCTTGTGCCGTTGTCAATTTCGCTGAAACGACCCCGCATAATCAATTCAATGGCGGTGACTTCTTCGGTGTCGTCTTGTTGGTATGCACCCGCGAAACGTAATGACGAACCGTCAATTTTGCCGCCAAATTCTTTAATGAGTTCGGTCATGTAACCGCCCATTTTGAATTGCGCTTCCAAGCCTTCCACGCCTAAATTTACTTTCACTGGACCAATCATGCCGCCTGCACGGTATTCTTCCAGTTTCATTGCCAATTTAGGTTGGGTGATTTCGGTAACTTGGCCACGGTAAGAATTACCGTCAGCCAAGAAGTTCATGAGTTTTAATTTACGTGGTAAAGCCATTTGTTATGCTCCTACTTTGGCAATCTCTGCGGCGAATTCCACAAGGTATTCATCGCTGATGTATTGGTTAAAGCCTAATTGTTCTAATGGCGGAACAGGGCAGTAATCATAAGACACAAGCAATTTTGCATCTTTCAAGGTTGCGGCAGTGTTCAGTGATGAATTGATAAATGCTTTACCACCGACTAAGTAACCTTTCGCCACATATTCACGCCATTTCGCATTGATCGCTTCCACGATTTCTTTCACCAACATCACACTGATGTTTTTATCTACGGCCCAATCAAATGATTGTGCGATGGTGTCTTTCAACACTTGTGCGGTGCGGGTGTAGTTTTCGTAGATGAATAATTTATCGGCTGAACAGGTGCGTAAACCCCACAACTTGAAGCCATTGTGATTAACGCAACAAGTGATTCCTTGTTCGTTCAGATAGTTGACATCGGTCGCACTGTCGTTTATGTCAAATGAAAGTGGTTTAGTCACGCCAGTGACGCCAGTTAAACCTTTGTTAGAAATGCAAGTGTGCCAGCCGTATTCTTTATCTTGATACGCTCGCATTGCCGCCGCGCGGACAACTGCATAATCCACTTCGGTTGCTTTAGTGTTTGGGTTAAAAGACAAGAAGTCACCAAAGATCAGCATTAATTCACGCTGTGAGAAATTACGGCGATAAGTCACCGCTTCTTCTTTGGTTTTTGCTGAACCGCACGATGCATACACAAAGCCATTCAGTTTTTTTGCCACACTTAAAAGCTCGGTGGTGACATCTTGGCTGTCATACTTCGGCACGCAGAAAATACGCGGTTTCACGCCACAAACGGCAGCAGATACCAAGAACGCTTTCAAGCCAGTGTAATTGCCTTCGCTGTCCACTGCGCCGATGACGTTTGCTTTCATGGTGCTTTCATCTTCGCTTTCTTCCACGCGAATAACGACCACTTTACAATTAACAATGTCCGCAATGCCATCTAATGCACGGGATAATGTGCCTTGTTTACCGGCTTTCGCTTGGACTTCGGCGGTGATACCTGTTAAAAGAGTGGGTTTATTGAGTGGGAAAACAGTTGCATCTGCATCTGCTGCCGTTGCCACTAAACCGATCACGGCAGTGGATGATGTGGTGAGTGTTCGCAAGGCTTCGGCGATTTCCGTTACCTTGACCCCATGGAGATATTCATCTGTCATAATTTTAGCCCTGTTGTTGAGAGATAGGGCTATTTTGTAAGGATTTAAAAGCCAGTGGTAGCGCTTGGCGTTGTGGTATTTAAACTAACAAAGGGCGGTTAGGTAGAGTCGGACAGATAAAAACGGCGGAATTACCCGCCGTTTATTCATTTTTGGAAAATTGCCGCCAACTGATTCGGGCTAAACCGCCAACCATTTTCTCCACCGCAAATCGCATTAAAGCACCACTCACTGCAAAAATACTTACTGCGTTTTTGTTTGATGCCAAGTACGATTCCTAGCGCGCCCCACCAGTCGTATTTACAGCCCAAAGTGCGGTCAAAATAGGCTTTGATTTGTTGCTCGGTGACATCCTTGAGTGAGATTAAATCCCATTTGGTGTTATCGGATACATCAATTTGTTTGCAACGTACGCCGCCATCTTGTACCGATGAGGAGTAGCAGTCATACACTGTCGCATGCTTATGATGATGACCGTTACCAAACTCAATGCGCTCAATGGCAATCTCGCAGTGCGAGTATTTGCCTTTGGTAAAAAATCGAGTAATGCGGTCGGCGATTGCTTTGACGGGCTCTTTGCGCCAATCACGTTTGTGTTTATACATCGCTAAAAACACCTTAGCCATTTTGATATGCCTCCATCAATTTATCCATTTGCTTGATAATGTCATCATGGATTGATTGCAGTTTCTCAAGAGTGAGATTAGGGGCTTTGAGTTCATATTTGCGCATACGTTGATTAGCTAATTCAACCTGCAGTTTTTCGAGTCCTGCCGCCTGTGTCAAAATCAAGTTTGTGGCGGTCTTGTTATCCAGTCTCGCACGTTGTGCAAAGTCTGAGATATATCGACTGCACTCGCCTTCATAATTTGTGGCTTTAAAGGCTTCTGCCGCTGCTTGGCGTTCGCGGTACTCACTTTCAAAACGTGTCCATGTGCTGTAGATTTTTGCCGCGTGCTCATCAATGTTGGCGATAAATTGAGTTTGGTTTTTTGTAAAATTATCAGCAATTTTCGCTTCATCTTTTACCCATGCTGTACCGTTCCATTTGCATGGTTCAGCAAGTGGCGTAAGTGCGGTTAAATTTTCTGGCAATTCACCCAGTGCGGTATGTTCTACTTTTTCGCCCGTTTCTTTGCTGTAATAGGTGCCCCGATGGTCAGCTTGGAATTGCCAGCTGTTATCTGCTCGCACAATGACAAAGCCTTGTTTCGGTTGTGGCGGTGCATCTAAATAACTGCCTGCGGAAAGGCTACCACCTTCGCTCACATATTCGGTGGCACTGTGGCTGTAAATACCGTTGTTGTCTGTGCAGTAAATGGTGATTTCACCGCTATTTTCGGCAAAGCCGTCTTGATTAAATGTTATGGCCATGTTGTATTCCTTATTCGGCTAGGCAGATGTAATGATAGGCGATGTTGCGTGGGCGGTTTTCGTTGGCGGTTGGGACTGTGCGACTTGCGTCGAAATCCCAAAAAATCCAGTTTAAATTCCCGCTAGGGTGATTTTCCGTTCCATTAATTAGGGCTTTTGCTCCATTCGAATTTATTCTGATAGCACCATTAGTATCTCCCTGTTTAGCATCCCCATTGGCTAGCCATCCTTTGTATGAGCCGACTGGTGAACCAGCTTTGATATTTCGAATGGCATCACCTTGGCTTGAAAGTACTGTTCGAGCATTATCAATTCCTCTCCCATTATCCCAACCGCGAATAAACTCCCCGCGTAAATCAGGCAACAGCCCTGACGGATATTTCTGTGCCAATTTTGGATAACGACGAGTATCAAATCGCTGTCCATTCATAGCTAAGCAACCTGTTGGGACGGTAAAGAGCGGATAAGGAATAGGGATACCAATAAATAAATCATGTAAGGCATTAAAATCAGTGGCGTTGGCTTTTTTCCCAATTTCTGCAAGCAACGTCGCTTTTAAGTTTGCATCACCTGATAATGCTAGCGCCAATTCTTCCAACGTGTCCAATGCCGCAGGGGCTGAACCCACTAATGCCGCAATTGCGGTTTTTACAAATTCTGTCGTCGCAATTTGGGTGTTGTTGGTGTTTGGATTGGCAGTAGGGGCGGTTGGGACGCCAGTGAACGCTGGGCTGGCTTTTTGGGCGTAGCCTGTGCGGTCTTGGTTGATGACATCTACTTGGTCTTTTAAATATTTGGTTCGATTGGCTAGCTGTTTTGCTTGAATGTTAATTACGCCAAGCTCTCCGCCTAGCACCTTATCTTGTTTTTCAATGAGATAAATATCTTCTTCCCATTGTTGTTGCTCAGTAATTTTTCCCATTTATACTTCTCCAAAAGTAAAGTTTCCGTCGAAATTGATCTCGCCATTCCATCGATGGCCTGCCCGTGTAAAATTGAATGCAACCAAATGACAACGTGCGGGGGCATTTTCATTTAAAATTCGCCGTACTTGTTTTGATTCTTCAATAGTAATGGGCTGATGTAGCACAA